TGATGTGGTGATGGCATTATTTGACCCTATGAGGTATAAAGTGGCTGACCCTTCAGGTTATGATTTGAACAGGCTAAGAGATGAATTCGGTGCAAAGTATTTCAGAAGTCTCAGGCTAATCAAGAATTCCTATGGAGAGGATGACCTTAGAATTGGACTCGGATTTCTTGGGCAAATTGGTATGTTCAAGGAGCTTAAAAAGCAACGTGACATGTCTGAAGATGACTATGCATCAGTTATTAACAAAACATTCTTTTTAAACAAATGAGACTCAACGTAATATTGATTGACAGAACCCCTTGGAATAGCTCCTATCACTGGGAATTCAGACTTACACCTTCTGTAGGAGTATATGTAGTGAATACCAGTACAAGAATAAGAAGTTTTTATTTAAAATGGCTGTTCTGGGATTTTCAAATCAGATATATAAATAGCAAGAATCATGGACAAGCATTCATATCTAGCAGCAAAACAAAGAGGTGATTTCAGTATCATCTACGAATATTACAAGGAACACTTTGATATTCAGAAACATGGACCAATGCTTTCATTTCAGGATTTCACGAATGTTGTTCGTATGTGGGGAGCAATTGTGTTTCCTAATATGATGAAAAGACCAATTGAATATTATGACCAGAAGTTTGGTGTTACAAAGCTCATGACAGAACTTGGTCAAACTATTAAAGAATACTAAATGAGAGAGCAAATACAGAAGAAAGCTGTTGATACGTTTCTTGATAGTGGAATGTGGGGCATCCTTCAGATAGCACAGAGGGTGGGCAAGATTAAAATTGCTCTGGACATCCTAACAGAAATTATTGAAGATGGTGTATTTGTTTCTGATACATTTAGTATATTAGTTGCCTATCCAGATAATCGTATCAAGGATAGTTGGGAAACTGATATAAAGAAATGGAGATTCAAATACGGAGATAATATCACATTCTGTAATTATTCCTCTATATGGAAATATGAGGAGAAGCATTTCAGTATTGTGGTGCTGGATGAGATACATGCCACTTCTGAGAATCAAAGACAATCAATAGATAAAATCACAGATTTGTCTCCTCATTGTCTTGGTTTATCAGGAACTATAAGCAACAAAACAGAGGATGAATTGAGGAATGACCTCTTTTTGGAAGTGCTCATGAAATACACTGTGGAAGATGCCATAAGAGATGGTATTATTGCTCCCTATTCCATCACTGTGCACATCACTCCTTTGGATAGAGTGCATAAATCTCCCAATAAGAAGGGAAAGATGGTGACAGAGAAGCAGAAATACGATACATATACACATGTGTTTGAGAAACTAAAGCTTGAAGGAAGGGATTTCAAATTCATTGTCCTACATAGGAATAGAGTGTTGCAAGGAAGTATTTCAAAGAGGACAAAAACCATCAATCTTATCAAGAAGTTTCAAGACAAGCGCACATTGGTGTTCACTGGTCTTAAAAAGATTGCTGAGAGCCTTGGTATTCCTTTCTATCATTCCACATCAGATGATGACACTGTGTTTGACCAATTTAAAGACAAGACTATCAATCAGTTAGCTGTGGTGAATATAGGTAGGGCTGGTGTAACATTCCCTGATTTGGATGTCATCATCATCTCTTCCTTCACAGGAAATGAAGAAACCACAGAACAGATTATAGCCAGAGCTTTGAACAAAGATACAGAGGAGAAAATAGCTGACATACACATCATCTGTTCAGATGAACCTGCAGAGGTCAAAAAGTTGAAACAAACCCTGATAAATTTTGACCAAAATAACATTCATTGGAAATAAATCATGAGTTATGGTGATTGAAACAAAATTTAAGTTAGGACAAAAGGTATTTGGTATTAATAAATGTGGAGAGAATAAGTATGCAAAATGTAAGGCATGTAATGGTGCAGGAGGAGTATATGTTAATGATAGTTATTTTGAATGTACATCCTGTTATGGAAGAGGTAGTAATTTTAAATGGATTCCAGAAGAATGGAAAGTGACAGTTAATGGTTCTAAAATAGGAAGAATAGACACTGAATTTTACCATCCAAAGGAAAAAAGAGAAAATAAAATCACTTACATGCTTTATGAAACAGGCGTTGGTTCAGGAACTTTATGGGACGAATCTCAAATATTTGCCACATTTAAGGAAGCAGCAAAAGAATGTGAAAGAAAAAATGTAGAAGAAAAATTGATGGTTTCATAATATATTTGTATATTTACAGACAATTTTAACATTTAAAACTTAGAAAGCATGGCGAGTAAACTAATCGGTATTGTAGGTCAAACTGGAACAGGGAAATCTACAGCAATTAAACACTTGGACCCCAAAGAAACTTACATTATTAACGTAGCAAAGAAAGAACTTCCTTTCAAAGGTTCTGAAAAACTGTACAATCGTGACAGTCAGAACTATAAGGAGATTGATGATGCAAATGAAATCACAAGGCAACTGAAAGCAATTTCAGACAAGGCTCCTCAAATCAAGAACATTGTCATTGAGGACAGCAATTACATCATGGGCTTTAACATGGTGTCCAAAGCCACAGAAACTGGATATATGAAGTTCAGTGTAATGGCAAAAGACATGGTGGAAATGTTCAGGGAAGCTCGTAAGCTCAGGGATGATATCAAAGTGTTTTATATTACGCATCCTGAGACCATTGAAGATGGTGGTGACATCATTGGATATAAAATCAAGACAGCAGGTAAACTGATTGATAATCAGGTGTTGCTGGAAGGATTGTTGACAGTGTGCCTCTACACTCTCGTAGAGGAAAATAAAGATGGTTCTGCAAACTATCATTTCATTACCAATAGGTATAAGAAATTCCCTGCAAAGAGCCCAGATGGGATGTTTGATGAATTAAAGATTCCCAATGATTTGGCGTATGTAGCAAAGAAAATTGATGAGTATTATAAATAACAATTAAAACTTGAAAAATGGAAAAATTCAGAAAGCATTTTTACACAACAGATGGAGACATTAAGTATGATGCAGAATCAGGATTTTACAGCGTAACACTTTTACATGGTCATCATCATGTTAATGGTCACATGTTTATCGAATCTGATAATCTAAGTGATATTAAGAGTTTGTTTGATTACATGGAAATCAAATCTCCGTTTTTTGAAAATTTAGCTACTATAAACAATTAAAACTTGAAATCAAATGAGTACAATTGGAGGTAAGAAAAGAGAACAGCAACAGAGTGAATATTCCAAAAAAATTGGATTATTTGAGGCTTCTGTCATTGCAATTAATCCTGATGCTGAAGAGTATAAGGAATTGCTGGGCATTGAACTGAAAGAAGACAGCAAAGCCACCAACTATCTTGGTGAGAACCGTGAAAGTGGTAACACCACTCTTCGTGTGGATTTCTGGCTTGAGGAAGTGAAGAACAAGGATAAGTTCAAAGTGAGCTTCTTCCTTGAGAACAAAGAGAAGACTAACAAAGACAACACCAAGAAACAATATATCAACTCTGTTGGTAGTTGCTCTTGGGCTGCTGACCCCAATGAACTGCCTCAGTGGTTCACTGCAAGGGAATATCGTGTAGCATTTGTTGGTGAGGAAGAGCTGTATAATTTCCTTCGTACATGGCTGGGTAATCTGGATTATCGTGATGCAGAAACCACCCTCGCTCTGGATTGGAAATCTCTTATGAAGGGTAATGTGAAAGACATCAAATCTCAACTTAATGGTGAGTTCTGCACGAATGTGGTGGCACTTGCTTCCATTAAAACTGTTGAGAAAGAAGGTGAAGTGAAGGAATATCAGGATGTTTATAACAAGGCTTTCCTGCCTTCTTATAGCCTGAAGCAATTCCGTCTGATTGACTTTGACAAACCCGAGGTTCAATCTTCCATCAAGAACAAGAAGCCTAAGGAACTCAAACCCTATGAGCGTTTTGTCCTGAATGTCATTGGTGAATATGGATGCAAAGGCTTTTATATCTTCAAAGACCTCAAGGATTATAATGCTGAAGATAATCTGGTAGCTTCGGACGCAGTGCTTTCTAATGATGGTCCTGACCTGTAATTAGAAACATTAACACAAAAAGCCCTCTGTTCATTGAATAGGGGGCTTTTTTTATTATCTTTGTACATATGATACAGGGCAAAAAGAAGGTTGCACTGACAATGGAATCTGTCATGAATAGGCTCTCTGAATATGATGTTTTCAGGATGTATATGCCTGATAAATCATGGAAGCTGAATCAAGTGACAAATTCCCCCTTCAGAAAGGATGACAATCCCTCTTTCATTATTGGTAATAGAAAGGGATATTTGAGCTATATAGATTTTGGAGATGTCAATTTCCGTGGAGATTGCTTCACATTTGTAAAGCAGCTTCACAACTTGTCTACAATGGATGATGTTCTTAGGATGATAGACAAGGATTTTGGATTGGGTATTGCTGGAGAATACACTGGGAAGTATAAGGAAATAAAAGCTGAATATAAGCAGCCTGAAGAAAGCAAACGAACATCACTTATTCAGGTGATTAGTAGGAAATTTACAAAGGAAGAGTTGGAATATTGGGCTCAATATCATCAATCCATTGAAGACTTGAGAGCTAATAACATATATTCCATCAAGAAACTCTTCCACAATCGTCAATTATTCTCTCTGAAGGATACAGAGCTGAGATTTGGTTATTTGTATGACGGTCATTGGAAGATATATAGACCATTTGCAGATAAGAAATCCAAATGGGTGCCTAATAATGTACCTATTACAGCTATGGATGGAAAAGAGGATATTAAGAATTGTGACATAGCCTTTATCACCAAGAGCAAGAAGGATTATATGGTGGTGAAAAAGGTGTTTCCCTGTGTATGTGGTGTTCAGAATGAAAGCACAGGATGTTTCTCCCATGAGAACGTGGAATATTTGAAAGCCAATTCTGATAAACAGATATTGGGATTTGATAGTGATGTTCCCGGTGTTAAGAATTCCCAGCAAATCACCAAGCTTTTTGATTTTGACTATTGCAATGTCCCCAGAAAATACCTCTCTGAAGGAATAAAGGATTTTGCAGATTTAGGTAGAATACACGGATTAGAGACAGTTAAACAAGTGATAAACAATAAAATCAATAAAAATGAGAATTGCAAATTATGACAGTACGAGAGAGATGCTTATTAATGCTGTAAAGCCCATGCAGACAAATCATTATAAGCCTGTATTGCACGAACAACTGATGGATTTGACCCTGAATTCAATAGAAAAAGCAGGATTTGTTCTGGATAAGGAAACTTATTCAAGTGCAAAGAGTGGTCAAGTGGCTAATGGTAGGTACACAATTAAGAATGTACGTGACAATGAAATGCAGCTTGAGATTGGCTGGCAGAATAGCTATGATAAGAGTCTGAGCCTGAAATTTGCTATTGGTGCTCGCATCTTCATTTGCCAAAATGGTTGTGTACATGGTGATATGGGTGCTTTTAGAAAGAAGCATATGGGTGATGTTCAAGAGTTCACTCCTGCCACCATCACTGAATATATCAAAACTGCTGGTGAATCCTTCCAAGTGCTTTGCAATGACAAAGCTCGTATGAAGGAAATTGAGCTTACAAAGCGTGTAAAGGCTGAACTTGTTGGTAGGCTCTATCTGGAGGAAGCAATGCTCACATCAGACCAATTGAACATTATTGCAGGACAAATGGTTGCTCCTACAATTGATTACAATTGCCCTGATAGCCTGTGGGAACTGTACAATTTCACCACTTATGCTGTTAGAGGTAGACTACATCCTTCTCATTACATGGACACCCATTCCAAAATCCATAGGTTCTTTGTAAATGAGTCTGGTATGCTCACTCCTTCTGAGCAAGTGTTAATCACCATGCCTACAATGCCTGTAGAAGAAGAATCACCTTTTGTACAACTTGAAATGTTTGAAGGGGAGGCTGATTAATTATGAATTGGGAACTATTTAAAGACCATTTTCACGAAAGCTGGCACTATAAGATGAAACCATTCATCGAAAGTGAAGCTTGTGATAACATCTATAAATATCTCAAATCGGAAGTTAAGAGGGGCAAGAAATTAGCCCCTCTTTCTTCCTCTATTTATAGATGTTTTAAGGAAACGACATATGATAATTTAAAGGTGGTGTTGATGGGTATGTGTCCCTATCACACTTTCAAGAATGGAATGCCTGTAGCTGATGGATTATTAATGGGCTGTAGTGTTACAGACCAATTACAACCTTCTTTACAGCAATTCTATGATGGAATAGAGAGAGAACTGTATAATGGATTGACACTCGGTCATTTCAAACCTGCTGATGTGAGTTTTCTGGCTAAACAGGGAGTGCTGATGTATAATGCAGCCCTTACAACAGAAATGAACAAAGCTGGTAGTCACATTGATGTGTGGGAACCATTTACAAAATATGTTCTGGAGGAAATCATCACTCCTACAAATGTGCCCATTATATTCCTTGGAAAGGATGCTGCTAAGTTTGAGAAATATACAAATCCTTTCTCTTGGACATTCAAGGTGAGCCATCCTGCCAGTGCTTCCTACAAGAACACTGATTGGGATACAGAAGGAACATTTGGAAAAGTGAATCGCGTATTAAAAGACAATAACAATTTTGAAATCAAATGGCTGGAAGAATTGCCATTCTAAATCTCTTCAATTTATGATTTTAGAAAAACAAACAGAAGCAAATGTAATGGTGGACGGGGAAGAAGCTCAACAGAGTATTGCAATGTCCCTTGACTTAGATTCTGCACAGGTATTGATGCAGATGTTAAGTAAGAATCTGTATTCAGATGCTATTGGTTCCACCATAAGAGAAACTGCCTCCAATGCTCTTGATAGTCACAGGAGAGCTGGTGTTACAGACACTCCCATTGTTGTATCTTTTGGTACAAATGAGACACATAATTATGAATTCTCTGTAGAGGATTTCGGTATTGGTTTGGATGCAGATGATGTAGCCAATATCATCAGTAAGTATGGTAAATCCACCAAACGTAATAGCAATACAGAGCTTGGTATGATGGGATTGGGTTTCAAAGCTCCTCTTGCTTATAGCTCCACATTCTATTTCGTCTGTAGGAAGAATGGAATGGAGAGGAAATATATGATGTATGAGGGAGAAGATGTAAACACTATTGACCTTCTTTATGAAAAGCCTACATCAGAAAGAAACGGTGTTAAAATCATTATTCCTGTAAAAAATGGTGATTTTTGGCAGTTTATAATTAAAATTAAGGAGCAATTAGCTTATTTTGAAAGTGTTTATTTCAATTGTAATGATAGAATTGAAAATGATTTTGAAATCATTAGACATGAACACTTCCAGTTCTCTCCTCTTGCAAGTGATGGTTGTTTGCATATGTGTCTGGATAATGTCTATTATCCTTTGGATTTTCACAAGCTTGGAATTGATAGAATTCCCATTCCTGTAGCTCTCAGATTCTCTCTTTCTGATGGAATATTCCCCACTCCAAATAGGGAAGCTGTTCGCTATACAGAGGAAGCTAAGAAAGTGATTCTTGAAAAGATTGGCAAGTTGGCTGATGTTTTTATTAACAAATACAATGAGAAAATCCAAGATACAGATGATGTAAAAGCTGTATTTGAGCATTTGAGACGTAATTCTAGGTATTTGGAAATTTCAACTAAAAACTTAGAAATCACAAATCTTTCCAAGTTTGCTTCTGTAAAGTTTGCCACTCCTAAAATAAAGGGAATTTCTCTTCTGAACACCATTGATTTGTACACTATAAGAGACTATTTCTTCAAGGAATATGTATGTCATTATGATGTACAAGGAAATGGAAGGTTTTATTCCACCAACTCAGCTTATAATAAAGAAGTTCTTTATAATGAGGTAACTGGTCATTATAAAATTGCTGTTTATTCTGAAAAGCCGGGAGGTGTGAAGAAAGACTATCTTAGAGGATTATTTAATGGACGTAGTACAAAAATCCTCAAGAAGGAGAAATCTTTCAAACTTGGAAATATAAAGCAGAAAGGTGGTAGTAATTATGACAATTACATTTCCATTCTGAAGCTTTACAATCATCCAAGGAGTGAATGGAGAGAAAGAATCAAGGAGTTTCAATATGTTCTCAGTCAATTTACAAAGGATTTTCTTGATATTGACAAGGTTGAAATTCCTCAGACATGGCTTGATGAGCGTAAGAAATCTCGTCAAGCAGTTATGCAAGTGAATGGTACAAAAGAACGTAGGAAGAAACTTGAAGGTGAAGTGTCTTGTAAGAGAGCAGAAAACTTGGAGCGTTGTGTTTCAGGAAGGAACTTCAAATACATGCCCATCACCATCAATATGGGAACAGCACATCAAGAACCCTTATTCACTGTGTATGGTACACAAAAAGATGATGAGCTCATCAATAAGCTCTATCCTGTCTTTAATAACAATGAGGTGAGGTTTGTTGTGTTCTCTGAAAAGGAACTTAAACGTTTGAAAAACATTGATTTACATAACTGGATGACCATGGATGAATTTATGAAAGGAGAAACAAAGATTTTCAAGAGAATAGCCACTTCTATATTGATTGATAGGTTGAGGTCTGAACAAGCATATGTTTTCCAAAGAATGGGTGTTATGAAGCTCATATCTCAAGATTTACATCGAAAACTTGAAACTCTTTATAAGTATCCTCGGGCAAAGAATACAAATAAAGAAATAGAAGATGCTATTCTTGGAATTGCTGAGAAACATGGGTATTTTGACACAACCGTATATTCCACCTATAAGGAGGTGAAATTTCTTCTTGAGAAACTTCCTTTTATGAATGTATTATTCAGCAAGTTTGGGTATTATGACAATGATAGCAACCCATTGTTTAAGATTATCATTGACCTTTGTAAGTATCATAAACACAGGATTGATTGGAAACACTATAAATTAAAATTAAACGAAGAAAACCCACTAACAGAAGAACAAATTGATGAAGCACTTGAAGAATCCATTTAAAAATTCAAAATCAAAACAAAATGAGTATTTTCAGTTTAAATTGGTTTAAATCCAAAAAGAAGAAAGAGGTTGTTGAAGAAGAAATGTTTATTGAAAAACAACCTGTTCAGGAACCTACATACGAAAAACCCTATGTGAGCCTCAAGCTTGTAAATGACACACTTACAGTGGTACTTAGGGATGGTAGTGTCATTTCAAAACCCAGTGCTACAGCCAATGATTTCACAATGGCACGTTTGGCAGTGAATGAAGAAGACATATTGAACATTGTACTCTCCAAGGAAGTTTATGAGGAGAAGAAGAAAAAGCAAGCTGAAATCGAAAGAGTTCAGAAGATTGTTGACGGAATAGAAGTGCTGAAGCAGATTGATGACTTTGTAGTGGATGGTAGTTCTGTCTATCTGAAAGGAATTCCCAGAACTCTTCCCCAAATTTTGGTGGAAGAGTTCATCTCTATTGTAAAAGACAATGAGGTGGATGAGGATATGCTTGCAGAAGATGAACATTATCAAGCACTTAAGAGGTTCTTCATGTGGTGCTGCCTCAATCCAAGGGCCGAAGTTGCTGATAAATTGTATGCATTCCTTATGAAGAATAGCTTTAGAATCACCAAACAAGGATTCTTTGTTGCTCTCAGGAACGTAGTTACAGTGGAAAAAACTACTGATAATACACTGGTGCATTTCATCAGTAATGCCTATAACAAGGTGAAAGCTGTATGGAAGAAGAATCCTGATAATTATAAAGTGGAACAGCTTGAGAATGGAGATTACAAGTTTGCCAAGCTGACAAGTGCTCCTGAAGGAGCATTACTGGGTAATCTCAGTGCACTTTATAAAGACCTTCCTAACATGGTGGAAAATAGGTTTACAGACCACTACACTCAGACATTTGATATTCGTCTAGGTAAGCCTGTAAATATGCCTCCTGAAGAATGTAGCTGGTCTACACAAGATTGTGCAGAAGCTGGTTTGCATTTCACCAGTGACCAGATTCATTACGTAGGATGTGGTGATACCTCTGTACTTATTCTCATCAACCCCATGAAAGTGGTGGGTATTGGTGAGCATAAAGGTAGGTGTTATGAGTATCTTCCCATTATGACTGTTCCGCGTGATGAGGCTACAGAAATCCTGCATGACCTTGATTTTGATACTCTTGAGCTTGATGAGGATTATGCCATCAGGGAACTTGAGGGTCTCACTGAAAAGGTGAAAGAAGGATTTGTTGCAGAGGCTAAGAAATATAGCTTCAACATGCCCAGCATTTCTACAGAGCAAATCAACAGTATTGTTATTTCTCTGAATGAAATGAGATATAGTATTTCCAAGCGTGTCAGCATTATTGATTAACAAAAAATAAAGGGATGTTGCCCAGATATATTCGTATATTTGGGTGACATCCCCTATTTATTTATGAGAAGAAAGAAACCTGTAGCGCAGAGGAAAGTTCCAAGAAAGAAGATAGCCAGAACACGGAATAGTGGAACAATGACTGAAAGCCAGTTCTGGAGCATGATAAGAAGTGCTCTTAGGCAGAAATCAAGGTTCTGGAAGCCTATTGCTCAATGTAAACAGAATGCCCGTAGGAAATATAATGGAACAAACAAACGGCAAAAGTTTGAATATCAATGTAATATATGCAAGGAATATTTTCCTGATAAGCATATAAACGTTGACCACATTCAACCAGCAGGTGCTCTGAATTGTTCTCAAGACCTTCCGGGATTTGTAGAACGTTTGTTCTGTGGTATTGAAAATCTACAGGTGCTCTGCGAATCGTGCCATAATGATAAGACAAAAGAAGAAAAGAAAACCAAAAGAGATGGAAAAGTTCAACAAGATTGAGATAAATAGAACACCAGAGTTCACAGAGATTTGGCATAAAGGAGCTGTGACACATGATGGTGAGGAACATCCATTCTGGCTTATTAATCCTCAGGGAAAAGATGAATATGGAAATGAGTATGATTGTGAGGTGAGATGGTTTTTTGGAAGAGTTCCTATGGAAGTGAGAGCCATGTATCCGTTGATAATCAAAATGTTCAAAGAGAATAACCAAGACCGTGAATCAATCACCCATCCAAATTAATGTATATGTTATTTTGGCAATTATTTTTGATGTTATTTCTGGTAGTGTCTCCGTTTTTTGCAGCAATTGGTCTGGAGTATTATGAAACTTATTTAGAACACAAAAGAAAAATGAAATGATAGGAGGAAAAACAAAAACCGAAGCAAATTACAGGGCTATTAATCTTGATAGCTCCAGTTCATTGAAAGAGTTCTCTTTCGATAGGAAGAAATATTATAAGAAATACATACTGGGAGAGAAAGTGGAAGATGACGAGTCTTCTGCAGCTACAATGGGAAAGCTTGTAGAAACCCTTCTTATGGAACCTGATGAGTTTGATAATAGATTTTATATGTCAGCATGTGCGAGTGCTCCTACAGGCTTGATGCTTGAATTTGTAGAAGCCCTGTACAAGCATACAAAGGAAGCTACAAATGAAGATGGTGTAGTGACAAGGGATTTTGTGGACATTGCCAAAGATGCTTATGTTGATAGCGGATTCAAAATCAAATTTGATGCTGTCATAAACAAGTTCAACGGCAGTGATGCTGAGGTTTATTATAATGAGGTGAGAAAAGTGAGAGCAAAGAATCTCTCTGTAGTGACAGCACAAGATGTTGATAATGCTGAGAAGGTTGTTGAGGGTCTCAAAACCAACTTTGTCACAGTAGACATAGTGAATCTTGTAAACAGCAGTCGTTATTCCATTTATAATCAGCTTCAGATTGAGGGATATAAGTATAATGGGCTGATATTCAAGAGCATGCTTGACAAGGTGATTGTTGACCATGAAAAGAAAGTCATCCAAGTGTATGACCTGAAATGTGTGTGGGCTGTAGAAGGATTCTATGAGCAATACTATCTCTATAGAAGGGCTTATATTCAGGCATTCCTTTATATACAGGGTATTACTGATTGGGCAATACAGAACGATTTGAGTGATTATGAGATTCTTCCCATGTCATTCATTGTTTGTGATAGTACCAATTATTATAATCCCCTGATTTATGTAGTGGATGTACAAGATTTGTTGGATGCTCAGAATGGATTTGAGCATAAAGGACGTACATATCCCGGTGTTAATGAAATAGTGGGAGACCTTAAATGGGCTGTTGATAATGACATCTGGAATATCTCTATGAAAAACTACAAAAACAATGGTGTTGTGAACATCAAAGGATAATTATGGAGTTAAAAAAGACCATAACAAGTATATTTATCGTACCCACATTTAAGATAGATAGGGAAAAATTGAAATCTCACGGATTCATTAATGGCTATATCAAGGATGAAACAGGAAGAGTGGATTATGAAAACTGTGCTTACATTCTGCTTCGTCCTAAAGATATGATGCAATTCAAGACTTTCTTGGATGAAGAATATGAACGTACAAAAGCCATCGTAGATGATTATGACTATGAAGGTGGATTTGTCGTTCTTGTTTATGAAATGAATTCCAAATTCAAGAAGGATTTTGACCTTGTAAAGGAGGGATTGTATTCAAGAACATCCAAAGCTTTCCAAGAGATATTCCCAAAAATAGCGAGAGTGAACATAAAAGGTTCTGTTAGAGAAGAGGTATCTCTCCAACGCAGGATTTTTGAGAAAACTGAAGACTTGAGGAAATATTGGGAAGAAAAGATTGGAGTGGATTTCGATGATGAGATGGAAGTCTGGGAAGGATTCATCTGGGAAAGAGAGACACTTAATATTAATAAAATCAAAGAAAGTTATGTACAACCAGAAAATAGTAAATGAGCTGTTGAATGAGCATGATGTATCCCAAGTGATTGTTTTCTGTGAATTGGAGGGTCATAAATATGACCTCCTTTTTAAGGAGAAAATTGCCACGGATGAAATCACTCATCAGGAATATCAGTATGAGCGTGATTGGTGGATGGAAAAATCTAAAGAACTCAAAACCAGAATGTTATGATAGAAGTTTTAAAAAAGTATCCCAAGGCTGCAGAAGTGTTAAGACAATACTACTTTGATAAGTTCATGGAAGCTCTGAAGGAAAGTGATATTCCTGATGACTACAAGGAGTATTTGAAAAAAGAAGGTGTTGATGACCAGAAAGTTGCAGAAGCATATGAATCTGCTCCCAGAATGCTGTTTGATGTATTTGATAAATATGCCATTTACATATATGTAGGAGTGACAATATACCCTGAACAACAAACCACATTCTTCTATCAGATAATATATGCAGATGTTGCTGAAACAGAAATGCATACATTTCATACAAGAATAGAGGCTGACAGGGAAGCTGTCACAGAAGCATTATCAATCCTTGAACAACAATTAACAGAAAATGTCACAGAAAGCCACTGACATACAAGTGGGTGGAGCCCACTATAAAACTCTTGTTATTCAGCCCATTGAATTCATAGTGAAAAACAATATTCCTTTCATTGAAGGGAATATAATCAAATATGTTTGCAGACATAAGTATAAAAATGGTGTTCAAGACCTTGATAAAGCCATTCATTACATAAATCTGTTAAAACAACTTGAATACGAAGAAAAGAATAACACTGAAGGTTAATATATATTTCTTCAGACTATTGGTAAAACGGAAGGGCTGTAGTAAATTTACAGCCCTTCTTTTTAACCGATTTAAACGTACAAAATGAACAAAGATTTAGGATTAGACACTCTATCTAAGCTCACGATTTTTTCGAAATATGCAAAATTTCTTCCTTCTGAGAACAGAAGAGAAACATGGGATGAGATTGTGGATAGGTATGTAGAGATGATGAGTAAGAAATATCCTAAGTTGAAAGAGGGTATTGAAGAAAGTGCAAAGATGATTAGGGAGAAAAAGGTGCTTCCGTCTATGAGAGCTTTACAGTTTGCTGGTGCGGCTGCAGAAGTGAACAATTCAAGGATATACAATTGTTGCTTCCTTCCTATAGACAGCTTACACAGCTTTTCTGAAACCATGTTTCTCTTATTAGGAGGAACTGGTGTTGGATATTCTGTACAGAAACACCATGTTGCACAGCTTCCTACAATCAAAGTTCCCGGTAAAAAGAGGAATTATTTGATTGAGGATAGTATCATGGGATGGGCAGATGCAGTGAAGGTGCTCATGAAAGCCTATTTTGAGGGTAGTTTCATGCCTACATTTGATTTCAGGAGTATTAGGCACAAAGGTGCTCGTCTTGTCACTGCTGGTGGTAAAGCTCCCGGTCCAGAACCCCTGAAAATCTGCCTTGCTCACATTCAGGCTATTATGGATAGGAAAGCTGAAGGTGAACAATTATCCCCTTTGGAGTGTCATGATATTCTATGTCATATTGCCAATAGTGTCCTTGCTGGTGGTATTCGCAGGAGTGCAATGATTAGCCTGTTCAGCCACGATGATGAGGAAATGATTACCTGTAAGTATGGCAACTGGTGGGAACTGAATGAGCAACGTGGCAGAGCTAATAATTCTGCTGTATTGCTGAGAGGTGAAGTGGGTAAGGAGGAATTTGATGCTCTGTGGAAGAGGATTGAAGCTTCTGGCAGTGGTGAACCGGGAATCTATTGGACAAATAATCTGGATTGGGGTACAAATCCCTGTTGTGAGATTGCCCTCAGACCGTATCAATTTTGCAATCTTTGCGAAGTGAATGTATCTGATGTCACCAGTCAAGAAGATTTGAATAATCGTGTAGCTGTAGCAGCATTCTTTGGAACTCTTCAGGCAGGATTCACAGATTTCCACTATCTTCGTCCTATTTGGCAGAAGACCACTCAAAAAGATGCTCTTTTAGGTATTGGTATGACAGGTATTGCCAGTGGTGAAATCCTCAAATATGACCTTGATGTTGCAGCTCATATTGCCAAGTTGATGAACAGTATGATAAGTAATGTTTTGGGAATCAACGAAGCTGCTCGTATCACTTGTGTAAAACCTTCTGGTACAACAAGTTGTGTATTGGGTACTTCCAGTGGGATACATGCATGGCATAATGACTACTATCTTCGCACCATCAGATTTGGTAAAACTGAAGATGTAGCATCCTATCTCATAGTGAACCATCCTGAAATCTGTGAAGATGATGTTCTCAGACCTCAAGACACACTCTGTGTCAGAATTCCTATTAAGGCACCTGAGGGCTCTATTTTCAGGACAGAAACAGCTATTGATACATTGGAGCGTGTAAAGAAATTTGCCACAGAATGGATTAAACCGGGGCATATTTCAGGTGATAACACACACAATGTGTCTGCTACAATTTCTGTTAAGCCTGAAGAATGGCTTCCTGTAGGAGAATGGATGTGGGACAACAAAGAATATTACAACGGTTTATCTGTATTGCCCTATTTTGGGGGTAGTTATAAACAAGCTCCTTTTGAAGACATTACAAAAGAGGAATACGAAACTCGTATTAATTCATTGAAAAACATTGACTTGACTAAAGTGGTGGAATTGGATGATTCTGTAGATTTTGGTCAGGTGGCAGCTTGTGCAGGTGGTGCATGTGAGCTGTCTATTTAATTGTGTTTTTGATTTTTATCCCCCGGTGTGTCTACACTGGGGGTTTTTATTTTTGGCCCGGAGCAAGAAA